TTCCGATGTCACAGTAGAGTTTTATATGGACATGGATCCTTTAGCAACTCCATTTAAAAATTTTGGACACAGCTTTAATCTAAAGGGTCTGGGTGCTTACACCATTGGAGATGATCCAGCAGTAGTAACGATAGAAGCAGATGTTCCACAATCGGTAGACGGTGAAACGGTTTTCCCATTCCTGGTCGAAAGACACTTTATTAAAAACTTATATCCAGATGAAGAGTATACCCTAGAGCTGATGTTCAAAAATAGAAGAGAGGTTGTTGAGGATACGTTTTCTTTTACCGTTCCAAGACCACCCAAGCCGTATGACTCCTGGGTTTGGAGTTCAGATCAAAAACAATGGATTGCCCCAGCACTACCACCCGATCTTATCTGGGACGAAGAGTCTCAGCAGTGGGTTATCTCTTAAAAACAAAACAAATAAATGCTATAATTAATAGTTGAGATATATCTTTAAGGAGATCGCTATTAATGGCCACTGAGCTAACTCGTATGCAACAGCGCCGAGGTACTGAGGCGCAATGGAATGACGCCAACCCAATCCTTGCTGCTGGTGAAGTTGGCGTTAATCTTACTAATGGGTTTGTTAAAATTGGTGACGGATTTAAGTCATGGTCACAACTTCCATATCAGGTAGGCCCTACAGGTCCAGCAGGTGCTGACGGTGAAAGAGGTCCAATCGGTATTGATTGGCAAGGGTCTTGGCAAGCTGGAGTAACCTATACACCACCAGTAGCCGTTGAGTACAATGGTTCTGCATGGATTGCAGTTCAGGAAAGCACAGATGTTTTCCCATCAGAAAGTGCTTTTTGGACAGAGGTAATTACCGAGGTAGGCCCCACAGGCCCCACAGGACCAACTGGTCCACAAGGTACTAGGGGTACGGATGGTTCGCAGGGATCAACAGGTCCCACGGGTCCCACTGGTCCAACTGGACCAACTGGCCCAACTGGCCCCGAAGGTGTCAAGGGTGATACTGGTGAGGGCGTTCTTGTACTTGGAATTCTTACAGCTGAAGATCAGCTTCCAACAAGCAACAACAACCCTGGTGACGCATATGTTATTGGTGAAGATCTTTGGCTATATTCAATCGTTACAGATTCTTGGGTAAATGCTGGTACATATCGTGGTGCTGGTGTGGCTTTTGGCGGTACCCCTGGACAGATTCTTGAAAAAGTCAGTGAAGACAACTACGACACTCAGTGGGTAGATCCCAAAGATGAGATCGCACTGCTTGAAGACACACAAATTTCAAATCCCGTTGCTGGTGAAGCTCTTGTTTATAGTGAGCTTGCAGAAGCTTGGATTAACTTAAGTTCTGGTACTGGTAACTTTACCGTTTCAGACATTGCTCCAGTAGGACCAGTCAATGGTGATATTTGGTATCGTACTGTAGATGGCTTGGCCTATGTATATTACACAGATCCAGATTCTTCACAATGGGTACAGCTTGGTGGACCACAGGGCCCCGTAGGTCCTCCAGGTGGCCCCACAGGGCCTACAGGACCAGCTTCTACAGTCACTGGTCCAACTGGTCCAACTGGGCCTACTGGCCCAGAGGGAGGGCCCACAGGGCCTACTGGACCCATTGGACCTACTGGCCCAGCATTTGGGGAAGGTCTTGCAGATCTAACAGATGTCAATCTAAGCACACCAGAGGCTGGACAAACTGTTGTTTATAATGCTGGTACTGGATTCTGGGAGAATCAAAGCTTCGTTGACGAAATCGCAGAGCTTGTCGATGTTTCTGTGACTGGACCAACAGAAGATCAGCTCTTAAAGTATGATGGAGCAGTTTGGATTAATGGATCAGTACCTCTTAGTGCTGCTTCAAATGTTGTTGTTTCTACCCCAACTGACGGAGACTCTTTAGTATACTCTTCTGGTAATTGGATTAACGAGACTTTGCAATATGGCATAAACGATCTTACCGATGTAAATCTTGGTACCGCAACAACAGACCACGTCCTAACCTACGACGGTGCAAACTGGGCGAGTCAATCACTACCACCATATGGAAAAATTTATCAAGTTGAAAGCTTTACTCAAACTAATGCTGTACAAACTTCAGACTATGTTCTGAATGGATTTGGAGATGTCGGCATTGGCGTTAACATTTCCCCCACCCTTAACACGAGCAAAGTCTTGGTGGTAGTAACTGGACAGATGTCTATTAGTGATGCTACTCAGCACGCATTCTTGAGACTAGTCAGAAATACTACAGACATTGCACAATCTACAAATGCTATTACTTTAGATTCTACTCACTTCTTTAAGACTGCGGACTCAGCTCAGTCAATTCCTTTTAGCATTTCGTTCTTAGATGATCCACAAACAACCTCAACTGTAACTTACAAGCTTCAGGCCGCCATTGAAAATGCTGGTCGTGTGCTATTCTTTAATAGAAATATTGCAAGTGATGATTTTAGAGGGGTAACAACAATTACAGCTATGGAGGTGTTGGCATAATGGACCTTGGTCTTGTGTTAGCAAAAAGATATGCCGACAAGCTTTGGACTTTAATCGGCAGTGATTACGAAAGTTTAGAGTGGAAAGACTCTTCCAAGAAACCAACCAAAAAAGCACTAGAGGCACTTTGGGAAGAAGTTAAGTTAGAGTCTGTAAAAGAGCAAGTCGATAATCTCAGAAGAGAAGAGTATCAGAAGGTGTCTGATCCACTATTTTTTGCTTATCAAAGAGGAGAGGTAACAGAAGAGGATTGGCTCAATGCCGTTAAATCGGTAAAAGAGAAATACCCCAACCCGTATTCAGCAAACTCTCAGGAGTAAAGGTTAACAAATTCTTTAAATAGTTTGTTATAATGGTATAAGCTGAAAGGTACCACTTAAGATGGCATTAAACTTCCCCCTAAACCCAGTTGACGGAGAGACATACGATAATTTCGTTTGGAACGAATCTATCGGTGCTTGGCAATTCTCCGCACCAATTAGTTTGGATAATCTGACTGATGTCGAAGTTACTGATCCAACAACCGATGATCTGCTATACTATGATGGTACCCAATGGGTAAATGCTTCACCACAGGATCTGAACGTCGGAGGCGCAGATGTGGGAGTTCTATTTTGGATGTATGCGTAGGTAAATATGGCTGAAATTCTACCAAAGTTATTGTACATTGGTAATCTTCAAGATGGTAACGCTTATGTTACATCATCTACTTCTGGAAGCTACGCTATCATAAAATCAATTAATATTTGCAACACTGGAACAGCGACCGAAACGTTTTCGATTAATATCATTCCTCCTGGTTCTGTTAGAAGTGCTGCCAACAGTATCATGGGTAACATTACTTTAACAGCTGGAAATGTTTTCTCGTATGATACATCAATTGTTGTGCCAGCTGGTCACGCTATTTCGCTCCAGCAACCAACAAACAATCTTACATTTGCTATTAGTGGGGTAGACTATGTCGTTTGAATTTCTTAACCAAGGTGGCGATAAAGATGTTGTTACATTTACGCCAGAAGCTACATTTATTGACCCAGTGTCTAAGATTCGTGTATCGAATCCATCTAACCTGATTGACACCGACTTTGAGTACGGCCTTCAGCCCACCAAGTGGGAAACTGTTGAAATCATCAACAACACCCCAGCCTTCTTTTCCAAGTCTGGTGACACTACCATTTCTGATATTACGGGTATTACAACTAACGCAGGTACCCGCGAGATCACTGTTACCACAGCGTTTCCTCACGATCTAGCTGTTGGTATTCCTATTCGAGTTGCTGGTACAAAGTCAGTCACAGCAGATGGCTCCTATATTATTAACGCAACTCCCACACTAACCACGTTTACCTATCTTTCAAGAGCAAACCAGCCAGACACCATTTCGATCTTTGACCTCTACTCATCCATTATTACTGGTGAGTTTTTCCAGGGTTCACAGATCAGCATCAGCAACGCTGAGGGTATTACTACTGACGCAGTCGGCCCACTTTCAACACTGACAGTAAAGACAAAAAACAAGCACGGTTTCGGTCTTAATACACCATTCTATTTCTTGAATCTAAACTCTACTATTTCTCAAGAGTTTGATGCAAACAATGATGCTTCCGTATCCTTCGACCCAACAAACTCTGCTACCGCTCAAACTTTCGATGGCTCCAACACTCAGCTAAAGACGCCAATTGATCTGAGCAACAGTGCAAGTAGCTCTCAAGATACTGCTCAAATTAGTTCTAGCAATGCTACCGATAGAACATTCTCGGTCGTATATGACGAAGCAGCTGACTTTAAAAACTTAAAAGAAGGCGACCCAATCTATTACGATATTAACGCTGGCTCTGGATACTTCCAAACAAATCCAAGAGGTATTGTTTTTATCAAGAGTGTGGATGGGCTTAACTACGATACCGCAACATTCCAGGTATCAAGCATTCCTGGTGGTGCCCCACTCTCTGTAATTTCTAACCTAACTGGTTTCTTTAGAGTAGCCAACCAGGCAATCACATTCCCTGGAAACAATATTGATCCAGAAACACAAATTTCTCTAGATGTTCAAATTGGAGAAAGCTTTGTATTTGATGGTGGCAATCAGGGTTATGATGGAGAGCCAGTAGATCCACCAAACAATGATTCTTCAGTTCTAGGCTGGAGCGGTACAAATATTAGCTTGTTCACTTCCGAGGGAGATTTGGACTACTATGAGGGTGCCATGGTATTTTACACTACCGATGGTGCTGCACCAACAGGGCTTGTGGCCAACACCACCTACTTCGTAACTTTATTCGAGGCGGGTGTTAGTGCTGGACTTTACAATATGTCAATTGCAGAATTCCCAGGAGGAGACGCAATCTCTATTGACGGCTCTACTGCCTCGGGATCTCAGACATTTTCTAAGATTGGTATCTCGCTAGATAAAGATATCATTCACGTAAAAGAGGCAAGCTTCTTGGTTGGTGACATGGTTGAGTACATCCCTCCAACTGGCGGTGGCTTCGGTGCGGACATTCAGCAAACATATTACTTTATTGAAAAAGCTTACGATGATAGCAACTTTAAGCTTAACGATAACCCATTCATTCCAATTATTGCAACTGGTGGAAATACTGTAGAGGACATTTTCTATGATGGACGAATTTACAGAACTCACACATTCACCTCAACTGGAACAACTACCCTAAATGTTGAAGATATCGGATCCGAGGGAGACCTCGAGGTTCTGGTAGTCGCTGGTGGTGGCGGTGGCGGTAATCACAACACTACTAACTCCAACGGTGGTGGAGGTGGTGGTGGTGTCCTTCACAAGAAGAGATACACCCTAGAGCAAGCTGGACCAATTGATGTAAGTGTTGGAGCTGGTGGAGCAAGAAGAACTTATAGACAGCGTGCCGCTGGTAACGATGGAGAAGATTCAGCCTTTGGTCCATTTGTCGCTGATGGTGGTGGCGGTGGAGCTTCCAGAGGGAGCGGTACCTACAATAACAGACCAGGTGGTTCTGGTGGAGGTAAGGGTAGAGATAACACCTACTACAACGACATGCGTTATAACAATGGCTACACCACTCAAAGACCAATTGGGGGAGCAAGATCCTTTGGTAATGATGGTGGAGCTATGGTTGTTGACTGGACTGGTGGCGGTGGAGGTGGGTCAAACTTCTTTGGTCGCATTACACCAACTATGGGAGGTCAAGGATCTCGCGGTGGTAGAAGCGCCATGGGTGGATGGGGTGGCTTCGGAGAGCCATTCGATATTAGCGGTAGAGTAAAGTTCTATGCAGGTGGTGGCGGTGGAGGAGCTAACTCTTCAGAGCGTGGTGGTGACGGATTCCACGGTGGTGGTAGAGGATTCGGAACAACCTCATCGTATGACTATACCCAATATGATACAACATCTCCTCCAACCGCAACTAATGGTACTTCTGGCGGTAGCTTCAGCCTTGATGCTCAGGCTAACACTGGAGGTGGAGGTGGTGGTGGTTCTTATTGGGAGAACAACACATCCGCTTGGCGTTACCGTGGTTCTGGAGCTGGTGGCTCTGGTATCGTTGTTGTTCGCTATCCAATTACTCCTGAGCCAGAATTTGCTCCAACAGTAGCTACTGGTGGAGACGAAGTCAGAGATGTTGTAGATAAAGATGGTTATTGGAGAGTTCACAAGTTTACTACTCCTGGTGCAGCTACCCTGAACGTTACTCAGGTAGGATCTCACGGTGTTGAGTTCCTCGTTGTTGCTGGTGGAGGTTCTGGTGGTAATGGTAGCACCACAAACGCAAATGGTGGAGGTGGAGGAGGTGGAGTTGTTCACGGCAGCTCCTATCAGATCACTTCAACTGGTAACATTCCAGTAACAGTTGGTGTTGGTGGTGCAAGAATTCCATATCGCCAAGATAACAATGGTAATGAGGGCGCAGATTCATACTTTGGCAACTTCCGTGCACGAGGCGGAGGTGGAGGTGGAGGCCGTGGTTCTGGTGGCTCTCGTAACTCAACTCCTGGTGGTTCTGGCGGTGGTGGTGCAGAATACAACAACACTCAGGGCAACAACAATACTCAGCCAGCAATTGTAACTGGTACAGCTAATGGTTCAGACTATTCCGCTTCTGGCTTTGGTAACCGTGGTGGTAAGAGATGGCAAAGATGGACTGGGGCTGGCGGCGGTGGTGCTGGAAGCTTCGGTATTGATGGAAGCTATCAAACATACCCCATAAGATCTGGTGACGGTGGTATTGGATACTACTCCACCATTGAAGGAGAGCCAAAGTGGTATGCAGGTGGTGGCGGTGGAGGAGCTAACTCTTCAGAGCGTTCTGGAGATGGCTGGCACGGCGGTGGTAAAGGATTTGGTAGAACTACATACTGGGACTACAACAGCGGGTTCTCGAATCAAGATGGTGGCGGAGCAGTAGATCCACGAACATTGGGAAATAGAGGTTCTCTTGACGGAGTTCCAAACACTGGTGGTGGAGGTGGAGCTGGCACCTACTGGGAGAACAACGCTTCTAACTGGAGATATCGCGGATCTGGTGCGGGTGGTGACGGTGTAGTTATTGTAAGATACCGTTTGGCACCACCAAGCTTCTTCGGCTACGAAGGCAGAATGCTTGCTACTGGTGGAGAAGAACAAGACATCGTTGTTTCTGATGGCTCAAACATGACCTTGTACAGGGTTCACATGTTTAGGTATGAAGGAGACCACACTTTCGAAGTTACCGATATGGGCAGACTAAGCACTGAGGTTGAGTACCTTATTGTTGCTGGTGGTGGTGGAGGTGGATCCGACATGGGTGGAGGCGGTGGAGCTGGTGGTGTACTTCAGGGATCAACTGTAGTTACGCCAACAAGCTATACAGTTACCGTTGGTCGTGGTGGTAAGGGGCACAGAGGAACTAATGGTTCCTACAATAACTATCCTGACCACGGAGAAAACGGTCTAGACTCAGTATTCGGCAGTCTCACAGCAATTGGTGGAGGTGCTGGAAGTAGTGGTCACTACGGTAACAATGGAGACAGAAGAGTAGGCGGATCTTCCAAGGAGGCCACGAGTGGTGGTTCTGGTGGTGGAGGTTCTGCAGCTTATAGAGATGTTGCTCTAGGTCGTCCACCAGGTCAAGGTACTCCAGGTCAGGGTACTGATGGTGGTTACGGTAAGTACACTGGCTGGTACGAAGCTGGTGGTGGTGGTGGTGCTGGTGGAAACCCAGAGGTAAACTTTGTTTATAGAAACAGGGCTGGTAATGGTGGACCTGGTATTCAGTCAGACATTCTTGGTGTTCCTTATTGGTTTGGTGGTGGAGGCGGTGGAGCTGCCCACGATAATGCCAACAAGGCTGGTGATGGTGGTTTAGGTGGAGGTGCTCCAGGAAGCAGATGGAGACAAGAATATGAGCCATACAGAATTGGACACGAGGGCTATGGCGGAGTTAGTATGTCAGAACACCCTCACTTTGAAAATGGTTATCACAGAAATGGCGCTAACGGTGGACTAAACACTGGTGGTGGCGGAGGAGGCGGTTTGCACCAAGGCTATGGTGGAAACGGTGGGTCAGGTATCGTAGTAATCAGATACCCAATTAGTACACCAAGGAGCATAGGCTAATGGCAATTGATATTACCGCAGAGGGAAATTCAGGATCTCACTTCTTTAGGGTTGTAAACGTTAACCCAGAAGGAGACTACATTTACTTTAGAGACAAGAACATCCCGACAAATCTTGGTAGCGGTACTAGCTATATTTATGCAGACGGTATTGGTGCTCTTGTAGGGCTGGGAGAGCTGGTTTTTGCAGAAATTTCAACCTCTAGAACAGTTAGATTCAGAGATATCGATGGCAACCTGCAGGACATTACTGATTACACCGCTGGCTCCGTTAGTCTAAACTTTCCTTACCTTTACGATTCTCAGCTTAATGTTGGTCTTACTACCGCTAGCAATCAGGCCGTAAAGTATTACACCAATGGCGACCCTCTAGTCGGTTTGACAAGTGGAGAAACCTACTTCTTGAAGAATGTTTCAGCAGAGTTTACTGGCTCAGATTCTCTTTATCAGATGACAGACGATACGCATACTTTTGAAAGCGGAGACACTACTGGTCCCAACGGTCCAGATTTTGCAACCCTACAAGCATTGTATTCGGGTGAGTCCTGGGCATCTAACTATATTACCCAGGGTGACTTCCAAGGTTATCAAGACTGGACAGTGCCAATCTCTGGTGTTTACGAGTTTGACGTAAGAGGCTCCAAGGCCTACGACAGTGGTATCGGACAAGTAGGTTTAGGTGCCATCGTAAGAGGCCGCGTAGAGCTAACCAAGGGTGAAATTATCACCATTACTATTGGTCAGCCTGGAGCAGCGCCAACTAGCGGCTCTATTGGTGGATCTGGTGGTGGTACCTTCGTAGTTCGTAAAGCTGGTAGTATTCCACTATTTGTTGCTGGTGGTGGTTCCGCAAACACTGGAGCGACTGGTAATTATCGTGAAGGTAAGAATGGTCAGCTAACAACTCGTGGTGGAACTGGAGCCTTCAATGCCGCTGGTGGTGAAGAAGGTTTTGGTGGTCCAGCTGCTGGTGGTGTGTCCTCTGGTGGTGGTGGTATGTTTGGTACTGGTTCAGACTCAAACTACCAGACTGGTGCTAGCTGGCGTCCAGATGTTTATACAATTCCTGGTGGTGGAAGCTTCTCTGGAGGCTTGGTTGGAGCAACCAATACTCTTGGTGCCCTTGGTGGATTCGGTGGTGGTGGTGGAACTGACAGCACCGTGTTTGGTCAATCTGGTGGTGCTGGTGGTTACTCTGGTGGTGCTGGTGCAAGAACTACTGCCTCTAACTATTCTGGTGGTGGAGGTGGTTCATACATTGCGCCACAGGCTACAGATGTTGCAACATCGACAGGAACCTTCGAAGATCTTGGAACCTTTGGCGGTAACCCAATTACAAATATTGACACCTATAACGATGGTCCTGGTCAAGTTACCGTAGAGCTTATCCAGTCATTTACTTCTGGTAACGAGATTTACCCAACAGCACAAGATGCCGCAGATGGAACAAACAGGATTGATATTGAGTCAGCTGGAACTTCTTTGCACTCTTTGGTCCCAATTAATTATGACATCGACGCAGATGTAATTTACACTACAACTCCTCACGGCTTTGACACTGGACAGGCTATTGCCTTTGACTTGGCAGATCCTACACCAGATATTTCTACTTCAGCTGTGTACTATGTAAATAAAATTGACAACTACACTTACGGACTAACCTACTCCCCAGCAGTAAACTTTACCGTTCCAACTGGAAAATCTACAACAGATGCCGTAAGACGTATTGTCGTCAACCTTGATCTTAATAGCCTTAATATTCCAAACCACGGCTTCCTCAAAGATCAGCCTATTCAGTATGATGCTGGTGGCGGTTTCCCAATTACCCCACTTGTTGATGGTGCTACCTATTATGTTGCTGAAATTGTTGATGTTGACAACTTCAAGCTTAAAGCCGCACTGGATTCTCCAACTGCAATCGACTTTACTGCAGCTGGTATTGGTGCAGATCACAGCTTTATCTTCCTTACCGTTAACACCACAGAAAACACACTCTATATCCTTAACCACGGCCTTGTTTCAAGACAAAGAGTTGTCTACGACAACAACGGTGGCAACAGCGTTGGTGGCTTGGTCCAGGGTACCGAATACTATGTACAAAAGGTGGACGATAGTACAATTCGTTTAACAACAGATTCAGAAAACCAAAGTATTGTTAATCTAACAACCACTGGTACTGGAACACACTCTCTTGTTATCCAGGCACTAGACTTTGCTACAGATGTTATCACTCTTCCAAATCACGGGTTCCTGCAAGGTGAGATTGTTGAGTATAGCTCTAAAGGACAAACAGAAATTACTGGTCTAGTTTCTGGTGAAACCTACTACGTAATCTTTATTGATGGAGATAATCTTAGGCTGGCTGATAGTGCAGGAGACGCAGAAGATAACATCGCTATTGATCTTGGAGAAACTCCAGCTGGTGTTGGTAGGCACACTCTTACTTCACTTAGCCAAACTCCAGACGGTATTTACACAATTAAAGAGATTCCAACAGAAGACACATTCGTGGTAGAAGCTAGAGGTCAGGTATCAGAGCTTGTAAAGACCTTCAACCCAAGATCTACAGTAGCTATTGAAAATGATGCATTCTTTATCCCAGATCATGGCTTTGTGACTGGTACAAGATTGCACTACGAGGTCGCTGCTGGTGGAGCTGCCATCGGAGGTCTGACAGCAGATACAGATTACTTTGTGATTGGTTTTAACCAAGACTTCTTTAAACTAGCAACTTCTGAAGATAATGCTCTTGCTGGTCTTTTTGAAACGGTAACAGACTTTGGTGCTGGTATTAGCCACTCATTTACATCTAATCAGCTTAACGGTACCGTTGTTGGTAATGGTAACGTTTCGGTAACAGCTGGCTCTATCCTAGTTAATGGTGTTGGAACTTCGTTCTCCAAGATTCTAAAGGTTGGTGACCCGTTCACCCTATATCCACCAGATCAGGGCGGTACCTTTACATTCACTGACGCTGAAGTCGATACCGCTAACAACCGTATCAATGTTGCTCACACATTTAACACTGGAGACTTCGTACGATTTGAGACTAACGGTGGAGTTGCTCCAACACCACTTATTAACACATATTACTACTATGTAGGTGTAATTGATTCCAACAACTTCCAACTGTATCCATCATACGATTCAGCAATCTCTGGTATTGGTTTTATCACACTAACAAGTAGCGGTAGCGGTACAGAATTTGAGCTAAGTGGAATTGACCCAAGAGGTCCAATTGTTCGTCGAATTACTGCTATCGGTTCAGATACTCAGATTACTGTAGACAGGCCATACTCTTCTCAGTTTACCGAGGTAGACTACGCCTACCCAACATTTGTTTATGTCCGTCCTTCTGGATACTCCTTGCACAGACCATTTGATGGTGGTGTAGAGATGTCAACTGGTGCTGGTAACTCATGGGGTCAGATTATTCGTCAGACTCGTAAGTACTTCCGTTACCAGTCTGGTAAGGGTATCCAGACATCGTTTGCCATCAACTTCAAACCATCTATCGATATTATGAGCATGAGAAAGCTCAGTGCAACTACGGTAGAGTGTGTTACCAGACGACCTCACGGACTAATTTCTGGTCTGTTTATTCAAATCGCTGAAGCTCAGGACTCAAATGGCGAGCAGAGTCTTCTATATAACGGCAACTTCCAGGTAACCGTAGACCCAATTGATCTTACTAAGTTTACTATTGTTGCGAATGCTGCAGTGCCAGACGGTATCGAGTCTCAGGCTTATGGGTTCCCACAGTTCCACGTAACCTCGTGGGTCAACGGTGCTCTAAGATCTGGAATGTTCGACTTCCAGAACGGTATGTTCTTCGAGTTCGATGGACAAAAGCTTTACTGTGTTCGTAGAAGCTCTACTCAACAAACCGCTGGAACCGTTTCAGCTCTGCGTGGAAGTGAGCTAATCTTTGGTGACGGAACCAACTTTACTGCTCAGTTTGACGAGGGAGACTACGTTGTTCTTCGTGGTCAGACCTATAGAGTAATTGATGTTCAGGATGACACGACGATGTCAGTTAGGCCAGAGTATCGTGGCTCTACTGGACTAGAGCTTACCTTTGATCCTCAAACTCAGGTCAATACCGCAACAGATGTATTTACCGTAGTTCGTCACGGACTAAGCCAAAGGTTGCCACTACAGTACAACTCTATTGACGGTGACCCAATCGGTGGACTTATCAACAACAATACATACTATGCAGACGTTATTGATGCAAACACATTCAGGCTGTTTGCTGCACCAGATTCTGAAACTAATGTTAATATTTCTAGCACTGGTACAACTAATGTTCACTCCTTTACCCCAGCAAAGTCGGGTATCATCGTAACCAAGACAGTTGACACCAAGGTTCCACAAGAAGATTGGAACATTGACACATGCGATGGCAATGGACCAAGTGGATACGATCTTGATCTTTCAAGAATTCAGATGTGTTACATGGACTACTCTTGGTATGGTGCTGGTAAGATTCGCTTTGGATTCAAGTCTAAAGATGGACAGGTTAGATATGTTCACGAATTCAAGCACAACAACATTCTATTCGAGTCTTACTTCCGTTCTGGTAACTTGCCAGCTCGCTACGAGGTAACAACATTCGAAAACCCAACCTATATCCCATCACTATTCCACTGGGGTACTTCGGTAATTATGGATGGTCGCTTCGACGACGACCGTGGTTATTTGTTCACGGCTGGTAGCCAGACACTAGAGGTATCTGGAACAACAACCAAGTCATTTGCTGCCGAAGGTATTAGTCTTTCCACTAGCCTTATCACATCTCTTTCTCACGGTTTCCGCACTGGCGATCTCGTGCAGTTCCAGTCAATTGCATCAGATGGTTTCCCAGGTCTTGATGCTCAAAACCCAGAATCAGAAATTGTCGGAGAAAACACATTGCCATATTTGACCAACAATACCAAGTACAAGGTATTGGTCAACAGTGAAGACCGTATCCACCTTGTGCCAGAAGAGGCACCAATCTACACATTCGATGATTTCGATGGTGGTATCCGAACAAGGCAAGATGGTGCTACTGTAACTGTTACCGCAAAGGGTCATGGATTTACAACTGGCGACTACATTGGCGTATATGGCTCAAGCAGAATTACCAATGGTGCAGCTGAAATCACAGTGCTTGATGCCGATACATTTACCTACCAAATCTTCGAGTCAGCCGAATACACCACTCCTGGAACATATTCTTGGACAGCTCCTACTGGGGTTAACGAAGTTTCTGTTGTAGCAGTAGGTGGTGGTGGTGGAGGTAACAGGGGCACCAACACCAACTCTGGTGGTGGTGGAGGTGGAGGCCTCGGATGGAAGTACTCTATTCCAGTTACACCAGGTCAAAGCTATACGGTTGTTGTTGGATCTGGTGGTAGCCGAGACACCGATAACGATGCTGGGTTTAACTCTACTGATGGTGGAACCTCATACTTTATTAGTTCTGGAACAGTTGCTGGTCTGGGTGGAACAAGAGGCCAAGAAGGATCTGGTGGAGCTGGTGGTAGCTTCGTAGGTGACGGTGGGGGTAACGGTGGACGTGGCGGTAACTCCGATGGAGACGACTCTGGTGGTGGAGGTGGTGCTGGTGGTTACACTGGCAACGGTGGACAAGGTGGTGACCCAGATGGCAATGGTGGCAACGGTTCTGGTGGCGGTGGTGGTGGTGCTGGATCTGGTGACTCCGACGACGCATCTGGTGGTGGTGGTGGTGTCGGCATCGATGGTGCAGGTACTAGCGGTTTGGGATCAGGAGAATCTGGAGCCGACTCTAACGGTGGTGGCGGAGGTTCTGGTGGTGAAGATGGTACTCGTGGAGCGAGCCCACGCGGTATTGGTGGTCGCTTCGGAGGTGGCGGTGGTGGTACCGATAGCAACCGTGATGAAAACGGTGAGGGTGGTAGCGGTGCCGTTAAGATTATCTGGGGTGCACAAACCTATCCAAACACTGGTGCTCAGTTCGTAACAGATGGCCCAGACCTAACAGTAGTTCTTACCGAAGTTATCAAGTTCAACACAGCTGGTAACATTCAGTACACCTACTTCTTGTACCCAGACGGCTCTTTGAACAATACAACTGGTCCAAACTACCAGCCACTATTGTCACTACGTCTATCACCATCGGCAGACTCTGGTCTAACTGGTAAGCTTGGTGACCGAGACATCATCAACCGAATGCAGGTACGTATGCGTGAGATTGGTGTATCAACTACTGAGTTGGTTGAGGTTAAGCTAATTCTTAATGGACGACTAAACAACCTTGGTTTTGTTGGTCAGCCAGCACCATCCTTGGTTGAGCTAGTTGAGCACACTCCACAGGACACCATTTCTGGTGGAATTCAGGTGTATAACTTCCAGGCTGAAGGTGGTCAAGGCGGAGATAAAGCTAACACATCAGTAGATATCGACACACTGTTCGAGCTTTCTAACTCGATCTTGGGTGGAGACAACATCTTCCCAGATGGCCCAGATATCCTAACGGTAGCAGTATCACGACTTACTGGTAACGAAACTAGAACATCTGCCAAGCTATCATGGGGTGAGGCTCAGGCCTAAAAGACTATTGATAGTCTTAATTATGATAAAATAGGTTATATGGCCAATCCACTAAACTCATATGCAACCAAGGTCTTTGCAGAGCAGCCCCTAGCTCTCTGGGCACTGGATGAGCCAGTTGACTACATTTCCTTGATCCCTGCTGACGGAGGAGACTTTAGTCTTTGGACAACTTCTGGGGTATCTGCAATTGGTGATGCTACAGATCCTGAGTTTTTCGATGTGATTCCACCTGCTGCACCATTTTTAGATGAGCCAGTTTATGGCATTATTGCAGAAGATACAAACAATGGAATTGTTACTTTTGCTTCATCTTTTCAGCTACAGCCTGAAGACTTTTCTAGCAATATTAAAACCTTTGCCTTTGCAACTTATGTATATACTTATTCTAAAATTCTTAATGTAAAGATCGGATACAAATATATAGATCCAGTCACTTTAGAAGAGATGCCAGAAGTTTTAAAGCCAGCCACTATTGCCTCTAGCTTGGCATGGTCTTTTGTTTCAGAAAGTTTCACTCTGCCAGAAAGCTTTGCTGACTTAGAGCTGCTAATAAAAATAGAGTACGCTTTTTCTGCAGAGCCTTACGAGTTAGTCCTAAATGGATTAACTGCTGGTCAATGGTCCGAAGAGTTTCATCTTGAATCTTCTGGAATAGATAAGTTCAATACAATGATTGATGTTCCATCATCTATTGACGTGCCCGCCAGCAAGGCAATCGAAGCTTACTCATACGGCTTTGACGCAGCAACTGGGTATTATCTTGTCGATGAAAATTATTTGTATTCTAGAAATAATGGCGTCCCTCTGGTTTATGGTTCTGCAAATAGCACGAAGGTTTTACCAAAGGATAACTCTCCATCTATAATTTTGCCTGGCTTCGGATTTTTAAATGAGTCTGGGGTTCACAATGAGCTTACTGCGGAATTTTGGTGTAATGTAGAAAGCAATGCTGTAGAGCCAAGAAAGATTTTTGGGCCAATATCCTCAGATGATGGTATTTATTGTGAAGGGCCTTTTATTAAAACCAAGGTCGGACCATATTCTAATGCTCACTATGTGGGGCATTGGAACAGACCAATGCTGATAGATTTTACCTATTCTCCATCAAGAATATCTCTAATTATTAATGGGGACACAGTAATAAGTCAAGCAATAGATTCAGATCTTATCGACTTCCCCCTAAGAACTGATGATGGCGTAAACCAAGATTGGCTAGGCTTCTACGCTTATTCAGATGTACCGTCCATACTAATCGATTCTGTAGGGATATACCCCTATGAAGTTCCATCAATTGTAGCCAAAAGAAGGTTTGCATACGGACAGGCAGTTGAGTATCCTAGTAATGTCAAAGGCCTTAACGCCGCAAACTCAATGCTGGTAGATTTTGCATTTTCTAAATATTCTAAGAATTACTACTTTCCATCATCAGCGAGTTGGGAGGGTGGTTTATTAGAGAATATAGATGTACGCAAAGAAAATCTTGTAATGCCCAATCACTCACTACCTCTGACAAACTTTAGCGATAAAGATGAAAACACATGGTTGTCAGATTTAGAGTTGGCACAGACTAATGATGCAGATCCTTTTATTACTTTAAGACCAAATTCTGAGTGGTCGAGCACCGAGGGGTATCTTTATTATCAAAGCCTTAACTTTCTACAAGAAGATACAAAGGCTTTCTATGCACTATTTGAAACCTCTGCCGACTCTGAAACCAAAGAAGTTCTTTTTGAATTGTCTAATGATCTAACCAAGTCTATACTGCAGGTATATCTTTTAAACAATGAGATTAACTATGTGCTTCTTCTAAAGCAAGCAGACGGCACATACTCTGAAGATCTTCTATACAAAGCTTTAGGCCAAAAGGTTGGAGACAGGTTCCTAGTTGGTTTAGACATAGATCGTTTTGTAAAATACTACGGCAACAAGGTTACTTCTTTCTTTGGCACTAAGCAAAAAACAAGAATTTTTGTTGGTGGCTCTCCCACTCTTCAGGATACTTTCAATGGAAAGATATTCAGAGTCTCTTTCTGTAATGCAAGAAATCTTGTTAAGATTAAACACTTCTTTAGTGAGAGGGGTGTCCCTATTGATTACGAGAACGTTTTTAGCTTGTTCACTGGAAATATCTATGATGCTGGAGATGAGTATTTTGGAAATGACGAAAACTATTGGCCATTGATATTAGACGGAGGAGACCCCTATGACTTCGTTACAATTAAAACAACTGAGCACATCGCAACTTATACTCTGATGGCAAAAAACGAGTTAGGCAATTTCAGACTTGATATTGCAGCTAACTCCTATTGGGAAAATTATGTTCCACTATCTTACTTTGCAAAGAATGTCCCAGATGCTTTTGGAAATCAAAGAAGAAAATTAGACTTTGTTCAGATCAATCTTGACTCTCTTAAGGTGTTTGATTTCGATGGTATTTATTATAATACCAATGGTCTGCCAGTCAAAGCTTATGTTTCTTTGCAGCCACTTGCCGCTGGTGCAAATGCCTTACTCTCATCCTTTTCAAGAACTCAAAAGTTAGAAAATACCAATGTCGTAAGCCCAGGTGCAGAGTGGATCAATACTCGATACGAAGTGGTAGATGGAACAGTAATTACATTTCCTACAGACATTAGCTTTGAAGACTTCTCCTTAAATGTGCACCTAGATATCCAGATCGAGGGCATATATTCTAATCCATTTAAACTAAAATCTTTGCAACTTTCTTCTCAGGCATTCGGGGCATTCCCCAATAAGATTGGATCTAAGTTTGGAACCGACATAGTTCCCTATACTCGTAGGGGCACATACTTTGAATATCAAAATGCTCCAGAGTTCTCTATCTACAAGGGAAGCACTCCTTACTTGTACCTAACAGATAATTCTGGCATTAGGTTGAGTGGAAAATATCTACCATCGCCCTCTAAGGGTTTGTCTATGGCTATCAATAAAAATGCAGCCTCATTCTACAAGCTAAGCAATATTCAGATGTGCCTAAGATATGACGAAGAGCTAATGCCACAGGCACCAGTAAAGATTTTTGAATTAAAGTCTGCAGAACAAACTACGGCTTTCTATCTAATCTCTGATAGTGTGGATAGAACTAGGGGCCAGATCTATGCGGTTAACGAAGATACAAAACGAATTCAGGCCAACCTATTCTTCTTTGTCAACGGAAAGCCAGTTAGAAGAGGAATCCTGTATCCAAGATCATGGGCTTTCTTAAGCATCTCTTTCCCAGACCCATTAAGCTTCTCAGAAACTGTGGGGGCTCTTAGGTTTACCAGCCCAATAATGTTTAACAACGTATCTCTTTACGAAACAACTGTTGCTGATGACGAAGAACGTTATGGTTTCAGGCAGTGGTTCTCTGTAAGAAATGCTGGCGGTCAAGACTTTGACTGGGGATACTGGGCAGGAAAAGAGCTTGTGGGCGATGAGGTTATTGTTATCCCTGACGCTGGCTTTACTTGGCAAGAAGTTCTGTTCCTTGCAGCCTCTCAAAAGACAGAAGTAGATGCAGAAATCATCTATAAAATCTTTACTGGTACTTCAAAGTTCCTAGTTGGTGACGATAATGTTCTTACGTTAAATAATTATCAGTATAAGTTTACTAATAACATTGGTTGGTCGCAATATTCTGCCATTGCCGTATAATGTGGTATAATAGTGGTTATGAATGATAAAAATCCACGCTTTCCTGGTCAAGTCGGTAACACAAAGATCCAGGTTGTTAAAGAAAACTTTTCTAATTACGGAACATATGTTTGGATTAAGCCAAACGGCAAAGCTTTTACAGATGGAAACGGTAACGCCCTTTCTATTGAGTCCATGCGAGGGGATCAGTCTCGCATTAAAGAACTAGAAAATGCTGCTAAGTATTGGGGACAGCCAGAGGGCAAGGCAGAGTTTTATGCCAATGCTAAAAAGATTTCTGAAGAGGAACACAGCGAGCAGGTAGACCGTATGGGTCAGGGGCTTATTCCTAATATGAATGATCTTGGTGCAGTAATTGCAGCAAAACAAACTCTCAAAACATATGGAGATGAAGGATAATGACACAGGAATGGACAGTCGGTGCCCGCATTGACGATATTGAAAAAGACGATGATATCTTTAAGAGGCAAGACCCTTTCTCTAAGTCTTGGGACAACATTAAAGGATTCAACGGACTTGACACAAACTTTAAGCGTCGTGCCACGAGAATTGCAAAAAATGCAGAGCCTACCGAGGCTTATCTAAATAGCGCAATGGCTACCTCTTCTGGTCAGGATGGGGCAAGATCTAAAGAGATTAATCCTGGCACCGTTTTCAGAAACGGGTACGGAATGTTTGATGTTATCACTCCTCCTTGGAACCTTTATGAACTTGCAAACTATTACGACACCTCTTTTGCTAACCACGCAGCTATCGATGCTAAGGTAGAAAACATTGTTGGTCTAGGTTATGACTTCGAGGTATCTAGAAGAACAATGCTAAGACTAGAAGCAAACAGTGATCGTCAAGCTGTTGAGCGTGCACGTAATAGAATTGAAAGAGCAAAGATTGAATTGCGTGACTGGATCGAAAATCTTAATGACGACGATTCTTTTACGAACACTATGATGAAATTCTACACTGACGTTCAGGCAACGGGAAATGGATACTTAGAAATTGGAAGAACAACTAAGGGAGAAATTGGGTACATTGGTCACATCCCATCGACTACAATGCGCGTGCGCAGACTGCGTGACGGGTACGTACAGATAATTGGACAGAAGGTTGTATACTTTAGAAATTTTGGTGCAACAAACAGGAATCCTATTACAACAGATGCAAGACCAAACGAAATTATTCACTTTAAAGAATACTCACCACTTAACACTTTTTACGGTATTCCAGACATCATGTCTGCGATCACCTCTGTACACGGAGACCAGCTAGCTTCACAATACAACATTGATTACTTTAGCAATAAGGCAGTCCCAAGATATGTGGTTACCCTAAAGGGAGCAAAGCTTTCTGCTGATGCAGAAGACAAGATGTTTAGATTCTTGCAGACCAACCTTAAGGGCCAGTCTCACAGAACGCTGTACATCCCTCTTCCTGGAGACTCTGATAGCAACAAGGTTGAGTTTAAGATGGAGCCAATCGAGAACGGTATTCAGGAAGCGTCTTTCCGTGAATACACCAAACAAAACAGAGACAATGTTTTGATGGCTCACCAGGTTCCACTTTCAAAAATTGGTGGTTCGGATTCTTCTAACATCGCTGCTGCTCTTGCACAGGACCGTACATTTAAAGAGCAGGTTGCTCGTCCAGCACAAAAGAGTATTGAGAAAATTATCAACAAGGTAGTTAAAGAAAAGACAGACATCCTTGAGTTTAAGTTTAACGAGTTAACTCTTACAGATGAGATTGCACAGTCTCAAATTCTAGAGCGTTATGTCAAGAACCAGATCATGGTTCCTAATGAAGCGAGAGAGATTTTGGGTTTGCCACAAAGACAGGATGGAGACTCTCCATTTGAAATGACTTCAAGGCAAGCCACAGATGCTCGTGCAAATCTAGCTGGTAACAGAGAAAGGGATGCTGAAAGATCTAATAATCAATCAGATAGTCCCTCAACTGTTTCTGGCAGAAATGCACAAGGTGAAGGTAGATCTTCACAATAGTTACAATTTTATAAAGATTGTAAAAAAGGTGTTATAATTAGGGTAGTATGACTATGTTTAAAGCGCACTGGGATACAGAAGGCGACAGCGTTCGCCTCTCTATGCCGTTCAGTAAAGTAGATGAAGAGAGGCGTATCGTCTCTGGGTTTGCCACGCTGGACAATGTCGATAAGCAAAATGACATTGTTACTCAGGAGGCCTCACTTAAGGCATTCGAAAAGTTCCGTGGGAACATTCGTGAAATGCACCAGCCTACAGCAGTAGGTAAAATGGTTAACTTTAAAGAGGACAAGTACTTTGACCCAGAGTCAAAGAAGTTTTATAGCGGCGTATACGTCTCAGCATACGTATCTAAGGGTGCTCAGGACACTTGGGAAAAGGTTCTAGATGGCACTCTTTCTGGTTTTTCTATTGGCGGTAGAATGAATGATTGGGACGACGCTTACGACGAGAAGATGGACTCCAAGATCCGTGTCATTAAAGACTACGATCTTGTAGAGCTTTCTCTTGTTGATTCCCCCGCAAATCAATTTGCCAGCATCCTTTCTGTTGAAAAGGTTGATGGCGTAGACGTTCTTAAAGGTGAGGGCGTTGATGTAGTTCTCGAAAATGTATTTTGGGATAAAGAAACTGGATTGGTCATGCTTTCAGAAAGGGACGCTGAAGTCAGCCCCACATCTGGAAACGAAATGACCAACATTGGTTTCGTTGAGAAGACCGACGATACCAAACAGGACATGATAAAATTCTTGGTTGATAGTGCTAAAGGCATTAACACTGAGATAACAAAGGAGGTAAGTCCTATGACTGATGAAACAACAAACCTCGAAGAGGTTGTAGAAAAATCAGATGAGGTCGCTCCAGAGGCAGATGCCGCAGCTGAAAGCGTTGAGGTTGCTGAGGAGACAGAGGCCGTAGAAGCCGACGTTGAAAAAGCAGACGATGCTGAAGCAGAGGTTGAGGTCGAGAAGGCTGAAACCACTGAAGCCGAGGATGTCGAAAAGGCAGACGAGGTTATCGAAGAAGCTGCTGAGGTGTCTAAGTCCG